TACACACTTTGGGGCAGTCGAGTGACTCCCTAGCCTCCGTTCCAGTGGAGAAATCTCCAGACAATCCGTCCAATCAATCAGGGGTGGTTGACTGCGGGGAGTCGGCTGGAACGGGGGTTGATTCAATCCGCCAATCATATATCGACTTCCTGATGGCAAAAATCCCCAAGGCTGAAGTGGCCGGGTTCGAGCCATTGTCAAATCCTCACGATTCGCTTTTTCCCCACCAGGTTGACATTTGCAACTGGGCGATTCGCGGAGGTCGGCGGGCCATCTTTGCCAACTTTGGACTTGGGAAAACCCGGATGCACCTCCAGCTGGCAAAGTGGGTTTGCGAAAAGACCAGCGGGAAATTCCTTGTGATTTGCCCGCTAGGCGTCCGTCAGGAGTTTACGATCAGCGATGGCCCCGCCATGGGAATCGACGTGCATTTTTGCCGGACTACCGCGGAAGCGTTGGCAGCTCCGCAAGCTGTCATCATCACCAACTATGAGAGCGTCCGCGATGGTAAGATGGATCCAAACATCTTCCAAGGCGTTGGCATGGATGAGGCCAGCGTTTTGAGGAGCTACGGATCGAAAACCTATCAGACGTTTCTGCCGCTTTTCAAATCCGTTCCGTATCGGTTTGTGTTTACCGCCACGCCGTCGCCTAACCGATACAAAGAGCTCATCCATTACGGTGGATTCCTTGGAGTGATGGACACGGGCGAGGCTTTGACCCGGTTTTTCCAGCGTGATTCATCGCAGGCTGGCAACCTGACGCTGTATCCCCACATGGAACAGCAGTTTTGGCTGTGGCTTGCAAGCTGGGCAGCATTTATTCAACGCCCTTCCGATCTTGGGTATTCCGATAAAGGATATGACCTCCCGCAGATTAACGTCCATTGGCACCGCCTTGATGTCGATCACACGAAAGCATGGTCACAAGTGGACGGATGGGGTCAGGCTCAAATGTTCATGGACAACGCCGTTGGGCTGAAAGAGTCCGCAGAGACGAAGCGCGATTCGATCATGTCGCGGATCGACAAGGCAAAGGATCTAATTGCCGATGATGACACTGAAAAGCATTGGCTCATTTGGCACGATCTGGAAGCCGAAAGGTCCGCCATCGAAAAAAACTTCAAGGAAGCCAAGACGGTTTTCGGATCTCAGGATTTGGACCATCGGGAGGATCTGATCATGGGATTCACTCGCGGTGAATATCGCATCTTGGCAACAAAGCCCATAATCGCCGGAAGCGGTTGCAACTTTCAGCGCCATTGCGCCGATGCTATTTTCCTTGGGGTTGGTTACAAATTCAATGACTTCATTCAGGCTATCCACCGCATCCACCGCTTCCAGCAATCGCGGGAGGTGAATATCCACATTATCCACATGGCAAGTGAGGATTCGATTGTGGAAGACTTGAAAGCCAAATGGAATCGACACGACGAGCTGCAAAAAACAATGACCGCGATCATGCGGCAATACAAACTATCTACACATATGACAATGGAACTAATCCGCACACTGACAACCGGGGGAGAACGCGCGGAGGTTCGCGGCGATCTCTTCCGCGCCATCCGCAATGATACGACGCTGGAACTTATGGACTGGCCTGCCGATCAGGTGGACATGATCCTGACAAGCATTCCATTCGGCAACCAGTATGAATACAGCCCTAGTTTCAACGACTTCGGACATAACTCCGACAATGAAGCGTTTTTTCAACAGATGGATCACCTTTGCCCGCAGCTTCTGAAGGTGCTCAAGCCTGGTAGAATTGCTGCAATCCACGTCAAGGACCGCATTCGATTCGGCAACGTCACCGGAGATGGGTTTCCCACGGTCGATCCGTTTTCCGATATGACGGTCGCGGCATTCCGCAAGGCCGGATTCCGCTTTATGGCCCGCATCACCGTGGACACCGATGTCGTTAGGGAAAACAACCAGACTTACCGCCTCGGGTGGAGCGAGAATGCCAAGGACAGCTCGAAGATGGGAGCGGGAATGCCGGAATACGTTTTGATTTTCCGCAAGCTGCCAAGTGACCAATCCAACGGCTATGCCGACGTTCCGGTCACGAAACCGAAAGAGGAATACACCCGCGCCGATTGGCAGCTTGATGCTGCCGGGTATTGGCGATCGAATGGCAACAGGTTGCCCGATCCTGAGATCATGAAGCACATGTCTCCAACCGATCTCAAACGGATTTGGACGCAACACGCGCTGGAAGGTGGATACAATCACGATCACCATGTTGAAATTTGCCGGGCACTGGAATCCATGGGCAAGCTGCCAAGCTCGTTTATGCTCTTCCCGCCGATTTCGCGCAACATGGACATTTGGACTGATATTGCCAGGATGCGGACGCTTAACAGCGAACAAAGCCGCCGCAACCAAGAGATGCACGTTTGCCCGCTCCAGCTCGACATCATCAAGCGACTCATCACGCGATACACCAACAAGGGCGAGGTTGTTTACGATCCGTTTCTTGGCATTGGATCAACCGCATTCCAAGCCATTAAGATGGGCCGCGTTGGATGGGGCAGCGAACTCAATGAGGAATACTGGAGGTGTGCATTCGGCTATTGCGAGGTAGCGGCAAACGAGATTAGCGTCCCGACATTGTTTGATATGGCCGGAGAAATTCCAGAGCTTGCCGAAGTTGAGTGATTCAAAATCCAAGTTGACCCGATTCTAAATGACCTTCGCCACCGACAACTGGAAAGCCGACGACGTTACGCGCTCCCTGCCCCATGCGGTAGGGCCGGAAAAGTCCGTGCTTTCCACCCTCCTCCAAGACCCGCAGGAATACATCCCGCTGGCGATTGAGGAGGGGTTGACGTCGGACCATTTCTACCTACCGGCGCATTCGACGCTATTCGGTTTCCTGTTGGAGTTGTTTGGAAAGGGCATCGAAATCGAACTGGTTTCGCTGGTGCAGAAGTTGCTGGATCGGGGATTGTTGGATCGCGTCGGCGGCCCCGCGGCACTGACTGACCTATATACCTATGCCGCCACCTCTGGGCATTTCCGCGCTCACCTTGGCGAGTTGAAGCTGAAGTTCATTGGGCGCCGCATCATCCAGATTTCAAACGAACACATTGCGGCGGTTTACGATGCGCCGGAAGAGGTGCCGCAAACGCTCGAAAGCATGGAGCGGGAGATCATGGCCATCCGTGACATCGATACCACCGAGAAGCCGCAGACAATCCGTCAATCGGTTGCTGTTGTTCTCAATCGCTTCGAATCGCAGGTGAAGCGTGAGCCGCTGTCTAAGGGCATTCTGACCGGATACGAGGAACTTGACCGAATGACGCAAGGCGGATTGCGCGGGGGGCAAATGATGGTTGTTGGAGCTAGACCCAGCGTCGGCAAAACCAGTTGGCTGATGAACGTGACGGAAAACGTCTGTGTTGATGGCCTACTGCCCAGCCTCATCTTTTCCGCCGAAATGACCTTTGACGACATAACTCGCCGGATGGTTTTTAGCCGCGCTAAGTTTTCGCTCGGGCAACTATCACGGGGCTACGTTCCCAACAAGGGCGACTTGATGCGCATTCAACGAGCATCGATGGAGATTGCGGATGCCCCGCTCTATGTTGACGACAAGAGCGGGCCGACCATCGGTTACATCCGCGCCAAGGCTCGACGCATGAAGCGTGAGCACGACATCCAGTTTATCGGCATTGACTACCTGCAACTCTGCAAGAGCGTGTCCGATCAAGCCAAGTTTTCGAGAGAGCGGGAGATTGCCGAAATCAGCGCGGGAATCAAAGGACTGGCCAAGGATTTAAACATTCCGATTGTGATCCTGGCACAACTCTCGCGTGACGTTGAAAAGCGGACTGGCAAGGATAGAAAGCCAGCAAGACCCCGCCTTTCCGACCTGCGGGAATCCGGGTCAATCGAACAGGATGCCGACATTGTGGCGTTCCTTTCCAGAGACGATTACCAGTCGGGCGGCAGCGAGGACACCGGACGGGCAACGCTTGGACTAGCCAAGAACCGCAACGGCGAAACGGGCGACATTCCGCTGACATTCATCGCAGAACTCATGCGCTTTGAGACGGGAAAGCCGTATCTCGACCCGCCACCTCAATCACAGAGAGAACCTTTTGAGTAAGAACCAAACCAAATGAAAACACTAACAAGATACCGTAGCCCCAAAGGCTTTGAATGGCAAATCATCGAACGCATTGGAAACATCGCACTCGCACAATCTGGCGGAACAGTCGGATTCGAAGTGTTCGAAATGCAATCCCACAACGGCAGAGAGATCCACGGCAAATGGTTTGAACCTGCCGAATACGCGCCTTCGAACGAGCAATGGGGAACAAAGGGGTTCAGCTTCAAAACCGAGGCAAAAGCCCGTGAGAAGTTTGAGGAAATGACCAATCAACTCCAAACCAAATCACCACAACCATAACACCAAACAAGCATGAAAACACCGCGCCAACTAACCGAAAAAGAAATCCAATCAATTAATCCCGGCATTAGATCGACCGTGCAGAAACTCCGCGAATGGGGTTTTGAGACATGCGACAGCGGCGACGGGGAAACCGCTCAATTTGACTGCGACTTAGATTGCCCGTATGTGCATATCATGGTCGATGCGGAATCCATTGCCTCCGAAACTGATAGACTTGTAGGGCTTTTGGTTGAGGCTGGAATCTGCTTTGATGATCCGCCTCACCCGCAATACGAACCAGACGCTTCATCTAAGTTTCCGGTGATCGAAGCCAGCTACCTGCCGTTACAAAACCGGGCGGCTGCAATCCATCTTTTTAACATCGTCCTTCCATGACTGCCACAATGTCACCCACCAAACTAGCCAAGGTCCAATCCATCCAAGAATGCGTCCTTGAAATCTGCCACTTTTACGAAGCGGATTGGCGCAAGATTTACACCGTCGAAAACGTAAACGGCAAAGCTGAACAACGCGCCCGCAAAGCCATCGCATGGCATCTGTATCGATGCGGGATGAGCTATGAAGCAATCGCCCGACACATCATGAGATCGCTCGACATTGCGCGGGATTGTATCGTAGGGTATCGGCATCAAACCCTGATGGAGATTGAGCTGATGAAGAGGCTGCCGATGGTGACGAATACGATTGAGAAAATTGAAAAGGAAGCAAACTGATGAGCCACGAACTAACACCGGAGACGGACGCAATGGTTGCCGCCGATCTTCACCACTTGGAAGATGATGAGAACTGCCCCGCCTCTGCATACTGGAGGATGGTCGAACTTACTCGGACGCTGGAACGCGAGCGCGACGAATGGCGAAAGAAAGCGGTGGATCTCCACAAGGTGAAAGCTGCCGCCCATGATGCTCTGCTAGCGGCGGGGCACATGATTTACCGCCTTGCTCGCACGAACGAAGATTATATCGCCGCAGAGCATTTCAAACAGGCATCATTAAACAAAGACAACCAACCATAACCATGTCATACGAACTAACCGGAAAAATCAAATCAATCGCCGCCGTGCAAACCTTTGCGAGCGGATTCACCAAGCGAGAATTCATCGTGGAGGAGCAATCGGAAAAATACCCGCAACTTTTCAAGCTAGAATTTGTGAAGGACAAGTGCGCCATCCTCGACAAATACAGCGTGGATGACGAGGTGACTGTCAGCTTCAACATTCGCGGGAATGAACACAACGGGAAGGTGTTCAACAGCCTCCAAGCGTGGCAAATCCGCTATACTAGGGAAGAGCACCGTAGCGCGAACCAGAACGGTGCTAGACCACCGCAGGACGCGCACAACAAGGCGAAGGCGGATGGGTATGCGCCTGAGTCGAAGCAGGATGATGACGCGGACCAAGAAATCCCCTTTTGATATGAAACCACATTATTACGTTTATAGCGTCGGATACAAAGCGCCGACAATCAAGCATTACTCACTGCAAGAAGCTCACGACGAATCCCATCGCCTAGCCGCTCAACATCCGGGCGAGGTTTTCGAGATTTTGCTTTGCGTTGGAATCACGCAGACGACAACGCCGCAGACTTTTTGGATGGATGGGGTCAACATTGAAAACCTATGAAACCGACACCGAGAACGGATCAAGCAGTTGACGACGCCAATTGGCCCCACGGAACATGGGTGCTTGCCAGCTTTGCCCTCGAGCTTGAGCGAGAACTTGACGAGGCAAAAACACTCGCCGGGGAACTCATCGCCATGATCCGGGTAAATGTAATGCGGGGCACTTTCCGCGATGCCACCATTGAGCAAGTTGACGAGCATTTGAGGCCGTGGATCGAAAGGCTTAAAGGAAAAGCCCGCCAGCTTTGAGACTGACGGGCTTAAATTGAACAGGCTGGAATCTCGCGGTCCATGGTCGCGGTTCTCAGCGTCTCCGGTGGCTCCATGCATGCCGTTCTCCGGGCGAGGTTTCTGTTGGAAAAACTCCTACCCGAAAGCGCCGGGGTTGGCAAGGGGAAATTATCGCGTTGCCTGAAAATGCTTGCGTATCGACTGGTTTATGGCATGTTTTTGCATGGACAAAAAATCATGCACGGGGTGCGGCCAAATAAAGTCAATCGAAGAATATTCAAATTCCGAAAGGGGGATGTTTGGGAAAAAGAGCAAATGCAAGCAATGCATTTCATCCTACAATTCCGAATACAGCAAAAAACGATTGGCTTCTGATCCTGATTTCAGGCTAAGAAAAATATCAAACGCGGTTTCTTGGTCGTTCAGAAATCCGGAAAAAAGAAGCACCATAGCAATTAGAAGAAATAAAAAAGAGCGCGTTGAATCTCCAGAAAAAGTAAAGGCTAGGGCAGCAATCAACCAAAGGGTGAGGTTTGGAAGGATTCCAAGGGCGCGTGATCTTTACTGCTACAAATGCGGAGAAAATGCCGCGCATTACCATCATTACAGGGGTTACGCATTTGAGAACAGATATGATGTTTTGCCTGTATGCCATTGGTGCCACAAAGAACTTGGCTAGCGCCGAGACGCTTCGAAGTGCATGCTATCGTAGCCCCAAAAAGCCCCAGCCGAAATCCATCCTTCACGGGCAAAAGCCTCCATGATTTCGAGCGGCATATCGGCTTTCATCGGCCATGAATCCCGAAACGTGTTGTCGTCCGCGTCAAGGTCGATAGCCGCACCCCAAGCGTGTAGACTCCATGACGTTCCGCCGCGTTTTGGCCGGAAGTTGAAAACCCCGCCGTAATCTTCCGCCTCGTCTTTGTGTTCGGGATGTTCCGCCACGATGCCCCTGATTGCGCTTAGGACGCGCAAGAGCGAAGCCGCGACCTTGCGATGGCACCTTGTCCGCTTCACGGGTTTCCCGTCGTAATACATGGCGTAGGGAAATTCGATAGGGACAAGGTTGGATTCGTCGCCCGGCTCGCCATAAAACGCCCGCAGTGACGCTTGATCGGATTTCGGCCATGGGCTAGGGACGGGCATAAGTTGCCGCAAATGTTCCTTGCAAGCGGCGATACTTTTCGGCCCCCAGAATCCGTCCGGGGTTGTCCCGATACGTCGCTGCATGGTTTTGATTTCCTCGCTGGTCATGGCTTATTTCTCGTTTAGCGGAATCCGAATCACCCTTGGAATTGGGCGAATGACAACCCCGCCTTTGGAGTCGGTTTCGACCGTTCCGAATTCGGTTTCGAGTCTGGCGACGATGGGGTAGTCCGCGCATGAGGGAATCAGGAACGCCAAGAACGAAACGAGCAGGAGTAGGTTGATTCCATCCGGTCCATTGTCGTCATCATATGTATCATTGTCGATCCACGAAAAAGCCATTGCCGCGAACGGAGCAAGCGAGGCCAGGACCATTTCCGCGCCGTCAACTTTCTCGGGGTTTATTAGACCATAAGTGATGGCGGCGGTTCCAATGGCGTTTACGGCTTTGCGGACGAGTGACCACTTAATGACGCCAGGCTTCGCGGGGTCTTTGTGGTGCAAGACGCCCCAAGTGGCTGAGATGATGGCAAGAATTACGCCCGTAATAGGTGCCCATGCGTTGCCGTCTGATAGCCCCCATGTTGCGAGGGCTGATCCCGCTGCTGTTAGTAATGCGCGGATTTGGCCTAGAGTTTGGTCTTTGTTCATCGGTTCTGCTTTTCTGTTGTTGCGATTGTGAGTCGCTGAATGTTTCGATCCAGCGTTTCGATGGCATGCGTTGATTTTGCGACGGCTTTGATGGATTCGACAGTCAATGCTTTGAGAGATTCGGCGTTTTCCCGCTGGGTTTTAACCAACTCCGCATGCCTATCGTCCCGCGCCTTTTCCTCTTTCTCTCGCCTATCGTTCTCAAGAATCTCCTGCCGTTCCTGCCTCTTCTTTTCGTTGGCTTCACGGACGCGCCCTGAGTTCCACAGGACTAGAACGGCGATGATTAGGCCGAACAAAAACGCATGCGGACCAGTGATCTTTTGCCAATCGCTTTCGGAGATGATACCGATAAAGTATTGCACTCCGTTAGTCACTGCTAACAATCCGAGGATTGATCCTTCAACGGCATGGGATAACGCGTGAGACACGATGTGGATTCGGGGAGGCATGGTTATTCGGCAATAAGTGACACGGAAAACACGCCATCGGTCACGATGATTTCGCGGCTTTGCTGGGCGAGTCGATCGTAAAGACTCAGCGTGGATGCGGTGCGGATCTCAGTCGGCTCCCGCCCTTCGACGCTGGCGATGATTTGTTCGATGCCTTGCGCCAGTTGATTCACACCCGCCACCTGCGCGGCATGAGCGGCGAGGAGGTTGCCAAGGTCCGTTGCGCCGATCTCGTTTCCGAGGTCCGCTAGTTGATCGGATGGCAACGCAATGATTCCGTGCATCACGCCGTCGAGGTGCCGGGTGGAGTGTTCGTAAACGCTGGCGAGGTCACGCAATCCTTGAAGGATCGAAGCGGCGGATTTCTGGGTAGCTGTGAGGGTGAGTGGCATGGTGGTGTTAATTTAGTCAAGAGGTCCATCTGAGGAGTATGCAGATCCGTAATTGGTTCCGTTTTTGCCTGATCCTGAGTAATCGGAAACGTCGTCTGCGTCTGTCATCCACCAACCTACAAGGCCCAGCGGAACGTGAATTCCCGAAGCAAGAAGCGCGACATCCGAACCAGACAAAACGCGGTTATACTCCCTAACATCTGCCATATTTCCTGTGAAATACCTCGCGCCGCTGTCTCGGCCAATTCGGTAATTATTGGATGAGCTAGGGATTGATCGTGTAAATGCCCCACCCCCACCACCGGGAGATTGGATCACTCCGTTAATATAAAGGGCCAAAGTTCCGCCGCCATAAATTACTGCAACGTGCCTCCATCCCGTAGTTGCCGGAGCACTCCAAATTCTGTAATCGGTATTGCTGACGGAAAACTCAAAACGCACAGTTCCAGCGACAGGAACTCGGTTCGCGAAAGCAAATGATGACGCGGCGTTGAAATATTGGCCAACACCAAAAAGAGCCGAATTGACATAATTTTCTGGCGTTTTGATCCACATAGCAACGGACAAGTTGTTTCGACTAACAAATGACCCATCTTCAATGTATTGGGATGAGCCGTTAAATGATCTGCTAGACCTCCCGAATGGTGGCACACTTGACCACACCTCCGTATTGCCAAGCATGAGCTTAGAAACCGCCGTGTTGCCAAGGCGGAATGCAGATGGGTTGGTTGTTCCGAGTCGAATGCTCATGTGATGACGTAGAGCGTGGTGGAGGATTTGCTTCCGAGCGCGTCATACTGCGCTTGGGTGAGCGAAACGATGTTGGTGAGTGCAGCCGCTCCGGTGATTCCGGTTGGGTCGCTGAGCGCAACTCCGGTCAGCGTGTTGTTTGCTGCGTTTATCGTCTTATTCGTCAACGTCGCCACCGCCGCGTTCTTCGTCGCATCGCTGGTGTTGTCCACGTTGCCAAGTCCAAGCGCCGTCCGATGCGCTGCTGCTGCTCCTGCGCCGTAAGTGTAGCTAATGCCATCGAAAGTTATTAAGCTGGCACTGCCGAAAACTACATCCCCAGTCGTTCCGTTTGCCGTAAAATCTCCAGCATCAATAAGTCCGCTAACTGTCAAACCTGCAAATGCAGCGTTGCCACTAGAATCCCGCCTAACCAACGTGCTGGCGGTTGCATCGCTTGCAGACAGTCCGTTGACCTTTACCAGAATGGCTCCGTTGCTCACGTTCGATCTCTCAACTCTCGCCACGGGTTGCGCTCTTGCGCTCGGCGGTGTGGCTGTGAAACCGCCACCGGATGCAACGTAGAGTTCGGCATTGACGGTGTAAGCGACAGTGTCTAATTCGGTGATCGTCCCGGTAATCACCATGTGGCCATTGGCATTGTTTGCGACAGCCGCGTCCATGATCCCGACAGCAGGCATCTTCGCCGCATTGCTGGCGTCGGCTTTCGAGACGATGGCAATCAACGTCGACCCGCTGCCGTGAGATCCAGAAACATAAACAGGATCGCCCTTGGCAAGCGTTTCGCCTGCGCGAATGTGTGCATAAACACTCCCAGCGAGGTTGCCGTGAATGTGTGGGGCGGTGAGAGTGCTAGTAACTTCCGCGGTTGCCGTGGTGACGTTGGAGATCGACAGGTTGGCAGTTCCGTCGCTGGTCGTGGCACTGGTGATAGCGTTCGATCCGCCGCTTCCGCCGCTGCCTGCTGGCCCCCGTGCCAACTCGTTGATATGCGCAACAATCGTCTCACCGTTGTCAACTAGCGTGGCGGTGATCGTTTCCGTGTTTTCGACTACGGTTGCCGTGATGGTATCGCTCATCCTTTGGTGATTTGAATGGTTCCGACGATCCATTTGCGGATTGCGCCCGCCGCGTCAGTAAATTTAAGCGTCCATGACCAGATGCCGACCGCGAGTGTCATTGGCGTGATCGGATCCACTGAATAGCTCCAAGCGTTTGCATCGTCGATTGTGATCCCGCCGCCGCCTGATGTTAGGGTAAGTCCGACGTTGCCGTCAGAGTCCTTGAATGTCATTTCAACTTCCGAAAGGTTGTCATCCAACGCGGTCCCGGTTGCCGCCCATGTGCAGCCCGGAAGTCCGTTCCAAGTTGCGCCGTATGGGACGCAACGCAGTTCAACGATGGCTTGTGATTTGCAGGACATGGCTTAGACGGTTCCTACTACGGTTAGGGTTAGGTCGGCGGGTTCTGTTTCGCAGGTAAAGGCGATTGATGTGCCGCTGAAAATGGAATCGGATGAGCCATCGTTAAAAAGCAAACGAATGCCGATTTTACTAGATGCTCGTCCTCCGCTCATTAGCCCAGTTTCGCCTAGTCCGTCGTCATAGGAAACCGCGCCGTCATGGCATTGCATAAGGATGGCGTTGATTGCGCCCATCGCCGGAATCGTCACCCCCTCCACGTCCTTGCCGTCGCCATCGTAAATTTTGGTCCCGCTGGTCAGAACTCCCGCCGTGGTGTTCGTCGATGTTGGCGCTGCCGTAACGCCAAGGCCGGATGGGATGGCCAGATTCAGCGTTGCATCGTTCGCCGGGTAGAGGTTGAGCGTGCCGCCAGGAACGGTGAAGGTGGATGTTGGCTTGCGCGTGAGGGTGATCGACGCGCTCGTTCCGCCGATAGTGAACCGTTCTGCAACCACGGTCACGGCTTCCAATGCAGTCCGTGCCGCCGCCGCAACCAGTGCCGCCGTATTCATGGCAGTGGTGAGCGCGACGGTCACATTCAGCGGGCTTCCGGTCATGCCTGCGGAGGTCAGGACCAGAACCATATTGCCCGCGCTTGTTGCCCCGCTAGATGCGGTGATCGTGGCGGTTTCTACTTGAGCGGTACCGGCGACGAATGCGGTTGATCCGGTGGTGTCGTTCGTAGCCAAGTTCAAATCTAGCTCGTTTGCGCTGCCGCATAGGATGGCGCGGAGGGAGTATCCGACGTTTGCGTTTGTTAGAGCCACCGGAGTATTCACAACCCCAACGGTGGCAATACCTGAAACATTTGTGCTGGTTAGCTGAAATGTTCCTTGCAGCCCATAGAATGCTTTAACGTCCGTTAGTGCCATGTCCTTGCCGTGGTGTCAAAGGGTGGCGGCAACTAAAAAGAGTTCCGCGCCCTCTAGTTGCCGTTGCTCGGCAGTCAGCCCGCTCGGGAATGTTGCTAGCCATGTTTCGGGGCGGATCGGCCTGCCGCCTCGCCACGTTTGGACTGCGTTATCAGGTGCCGTTTCCAGCCCGCAGAATCGGTGGAAGTATGAACGGAAAATGGAGGACTCTGCGCATCCGGTGCATTTGCTAGCGCGGTCGATTCGTTCGGCGGCTCGGTGCATGACTTCGATTGGAGCGGACCAAATCCCAAGCCACGAATGGGCAGCCAGACGGAACCCCCGCGCCTTGGTTTTAGTGCCGGAAAGCCAATCGATTCCCTCCTGAGAAAACCAGCAATCCGCATCCACTTTGGCAACTATGGCGTGACCGTCTGCATGTTCCGCCATGGTCCGCGCAATGCCCACGGAACACTCCGCGCCGAACAACCTCCCGCGCCTGCGAAACGTCGTCACAAGCTCTCTGCGGTGGCTTCCCATTGCCCCCTCGTTGCCGTCCAAAACAATCGCCACATTCGCCCCTTGATCCTCCAGACGGTCTGCACATATATGCGCCATCGCTCGGTCTGCCAAGGATGAGAAGATAAAGGCTTTCATACGCTATGGCTGTGGTCCTGATCGTCTATCCAGCAGCAGGATTGAACATTCGTGGCTGCGAGTGTTGCATGCAATGCGCGATCTTCGATGGTTTCGTTTACGGCAACGATGATTCCATTTTCAACAGACAGCCGCATCAAGATTGTCCCGTATGTTGACGCATCAGTTGGGGGGTCAACCGCCGGGTCAGAATCACAATCTCTCCACAGCACGTCACCTGTCCATCCATCGGTAGGATCTTTGCTTACGGAATAAGTGATTGTGGTTCCCGGAACTAGGTCAATCGCTATTCCATCCCCAGCGACATACTTTGGCATTAAGACAGTTTGATCTGATCCGCTTGCCCTTAAGCCATCCGAAAATTCCAATCTGTGCTGGGCGGTTGATGCGCCTTCTTCTTTCCACTCCGTGTATTTGTTATTTTCGTTTCCACGGATCGCAACGCCGTCGTCGCTTTCTTCGATGGTCAACTCGCCGGCCGTGGCGTCAAGAACGCGGAACTGGTAGGTGTTCGTTGCCTTGTCATACTTTTTGAACACGCGTCCCTTGTTCGTTGCGGATCCTCCCAAGTTATCCAAAATCGGAAGCTCCGCGAAGTGGTCAATGTGTGATCCGGCGAGGAAGTATTCTAGCCATGGGGCGGAGTGCGTGGCATCGGCATCGCGAAGGACGGCAAGTTTGTAGTGGTAAACGCCAGCCGATCCGGTATCGGAATCAACCGGGCGCGGTGGAACGTAGTGGACTGAATCCTCGTCCTCTGCTTCGACCTTAATCTCGGTTGGCCCTAGCGTTGTTCCTGGCGCTCCCGCTGGCAGTTCAATGTTGCCCTCTGCCGCGACGTTTACGATGACGGAAACCTGCTGGCCGATGCTGATCGGAAATGTTCTGCGGTCGGTTCCAAGGTCGGGTGCAACCGCATCTGTTCCCCATAGGATGTTCCACGGCTTGTGAACCGCCGTGGCATTGGCTGGCGGTGTCTTTACTCCGGGGATTCGCTCGTTGACCCATCCGTCTGCAACGCTGACTTTGTATGTCGGGGATTCTGTGGTTCCGCCGACGATCAAAGAAACGTCGAACGGGTTTGGCTTTGATCCGCCGCTGCCTCCGCCGCGTGTGATTATGGACCGATCCCGTAAAGCGCAAATACTCTTGCGCATAGCGAGAGACAATCTGCCGATGTATTTTGCATCGGTGATTACCGGAGGAATCGGAATTGGGGTTGGTCCGTATTTAGATTTCATGTGTCATAAAGAAAAGTATTCCATCCGCCGCGCTCTGAAACACTCCACTCGATTTGAGTTTGATAGATTGTCCCTCGCTGTTCTTGGCTTGCTCCGGTCAACATCCATGTGCGCCCTCCAGTAAGCTCTGGCGGTGATCCTCTCGGTGTTGATACGTGTCCCAGCTTGTTGAGTTGCGCTGCCGTCATAGCAGTCTTTCCTTGTGTGGTTTCCGTCCATGTAATGGATGGCACAACGTAAGTAGTTTCTCCATTGTTTAATATTTTGAGAAACTCAAGAGCGTTTCCAGTCAAAACCTCAGAAGTTACCCACTGGTCAAGATTTGAGTAATACCACGCAATCGTATTGTCGTTATTGATTTCTGCATCTCCAGAAATTGCTTTACCTAAAAAAAACTTTGTTTCATCATCTAACTCTTGCCATTTGGGATGTTCCGCAAGCGACATATCCATGAGCCTACCCTCCAGCCTATACGTTTTGATCGCGGCCTCTCCGGCTGATTCCCCATTGTATTGCGCAACTTCCGAACCAACGAAGTTTACCGTTACGAAAACCATGTTGCCCTCTTCATAAGAGGGCTGGACGTTTTCAATGACCAGAAACCGCACCACGATGGGGCAATCCGGGTCAAGTTGGTAAAACGTGTTTCCGATGGTAAACCGAGATCGAACGGCGTTATTGTTCCACGCATTCAAGGTCATTGCGTAAACTGCCGATCCAGTAAACGTGCCGTCAGCGTCCGAGAAAGTTGACCCCGGCTGGCGGTAGATTTCCGAATCAGTTACTCCGTGTTGCGTTGGCATTAGTTGTTAGGAAATTTGGATTTTGTTTCTGAATTGGCGGCGATCTTTTCAAGTAGAAGGACGATCCGGTTTCCGTTTGCGTCAACTAGCGAGGTTTGCTCGTTCGGTCCCGCTGGTCTGTATAGTCCTCCAGCTCCTTTGATTGCATTGTCGAAAGCGGTCTTTTCCGGTTGTAGCGAAATAGTTCCTGATCCAAGCGTCTTTTCTCTCAGGATTTGGGAGTCAATTCTGATTTGATTGATTGCTTGTCGCAAATCCTCTTCAAGCATTTTAGCATTTACCGCACCGGTAAATTTTTGAGCAGTATCGAAAGCCTCACCGCGCTTACCTCCAGATGTTCCAAGAAATCCACCAAGTCCGCTGTATTTCAATCCAGTGGTTCCAGCGGTCGTCGCGAGTTCAGCAAGTCCATATTTCAAACCGGGAGTAATTCCTGCGACTATCAGTTTCGCTATAAATGTTCCAATCGCAACAAACTTGTCTGCGTCTCCGTTAACAGCGTCCGCAATAGCATTCCCCATCATCTGCCCAGCTTCGCGGAATCTGCTTTCAAACTGCGGCAAGCCCATGTTTAGGGCGTCCAATCCCTTGTTTACGCCTTTGTTCATGCCTTCGCCGAACGCAACTTGTAGCTGCGTGACGTTATCTTTCATATTGGAAAGTTTGCCCTCGGTGGTTTGCGATAGCCTTTCCATCGCGCCTTCCGTTTTACTCATCACCCCTTGCAAAAGGTTGAGAGCGGCGGCACTTGATAGAGTCGCAACCGCGCCTTTTTTCTGCGATGCCGCCAAGTCTTCAAACTTGCGCTTAACGTCGCCGCCGATCAGTCCAAGCTCTTGAAGCCGATTGACGGATTCACCCGCGCTGGTTCCGCTTGTGATGGCGTTAAAGAGCCTTCCGATATGCAATCCGACTTCCTCGATTGGTTGTCCTGCAATCGCGGCGGCATCACCAACAAGCCGTAATCCATCGCCCGTGGCCATTACGTCGCCGCCTAAATTTTGAAGCAGCTTGGAAGTCTTAGCCAACCCCTCGATTTCATATGGAGTTGTCGCGGCGAATTTTACAATGTCCTTCATCCGCTTGTCGGCGGCGTCTGCGCTTCCAAGTAGCGTTTCGAATTGCGTCTTTAGAGATTCGATTGATGCCGCTTTTTTCGACGAATCAACCAACGCATCGCCTAGAGCCTGAAATGCCTTAACTCCCGCCCATATTGAGCCAATGGCAACTCCTACACCAGCAACGGCTCCGGTGAGCGTTCCGAGTTCGGACTTAACGCGCTTTACCCCCTTCTCGAAATTGGAAGAGTCGGCTTTGATTTTGACTGTCAGTCCGGCCATACTTCGTCGGTGGTGTCAATAGGTTGGAAGATTGCTTTCAAGCGTTCGGATAGATTCGGCGCGTTCTCATCCTTTTCGGGATTGGTGCGATAAACCTCAATCCCTTTTCGGTGAAGCATGGCGTGGATGAGTTGCGGCGGCTGGTCGATTGGCATTGCTAGGATTTGTTCCGGCTTCCATCCGTATTCGCCTGCCATTAGGTCGATCAGGCTGGCGAAGTCTGCGGCGGCGTCTCCTCTGCTTGGGGCGACTTTCCCGGCTGTGTAGCCACCTCCACGGCAGCAAGGCGGCGGCGTTCGATTACACGGTCCATGTAGTCGCTTACCGCTTGGTAATCGCCGGATTCAGAAAGTTCCAACGCGGCGGCTTCGAATTGTTCGGTGGCGTCTGATGCGCGAAGGATTTTCACCGCTTCCAGTGGCGGGCGTGATGCGGCGATGACATAAGCACCGACTGCCACAATGTCCCGGTTGTCCGAAATGGCATTCAATGCCCGGTCGATCAACTGCAAGACGCATGAGTCAAAAGCCCTGAGTTTTACGCCGCTTGATAGTTCCGGTGGCGAGTCGGTGAATGCTTCATCTAGTTTCATTTGCGGTAGAGTCTTTCTTCTAATTTGTTGATTGTTCTTTGGCTTGCGTCTCTTCCAATAATTAGGGTTCTTCCCCTATGCTCGACCCTTGCGTATTGCGGCTTTCCCTTAATCAATTCCTTAACGATAAACTCATGATTCAAAATTGATGCTTTTGCATAGCTAATCGCTGCCGTTGGAAGATGGGTGTAAATATCGCCATCGAATAAAGCGGCGTCCGATGCGGAGGCTTCGTGGAAGCACCAAGTGGTAACGTGGTCATTGCGCTGCCAGCCTAGCAAGCGGTGGCCAAGAGCGGCCATGACAGCGGCTTTGCGCGTGTTGGTAATACGGACTGCCGCGCCATGGCAAAATGAGAATCCTTGGCCGGATTTGATGCCATCCATCAGCGTTGACATCCATCCGAAAGCTGCTCGGCAAATCGAAAGCGGATGATTTGGATTTTGCGCAATCCATTGCTCGTTGGTCCATCGTCCTCCGATGTTTGCAGCGGTGTCACCAAGTGGCGAGGATCCGCTGAAATGCCAAGTTAGCCTTGGGAATGGCAATCCATCACCCCTTTGTGTGGACACTGGATTAGACGGGTGCAACGGAACATCGAAAGCGACAATCGTAGCCGCAAGTTGGATGTTGGAAACGTCCGTGACTAACCCGTCAACGGTCTGAATCTCGAAAGGCTGGAATCTCATTTGTCATATCGGTTTGGCGTGGTGCCGTTAGGAAATCAGCGGGTGATGCATGGAAGATACTTCGATGCGCTGATATTCCTCGTTGGATGTGGTCTTGTTGATGCTTTCCACGAGAGTCTTGCTGCCGACCGATCCCTTGAAGTAATCGGTTGGAGCCGTCACAAGCGTGATTTCGGCGGCAAGAGTGGTTGCGAATGGCGAAGATGTCGGAATGAATCCGGCGATTGCGATTTCGCACCGTTCGTCGTAGTAGGTTTTCCCGGTCGTGTCGCCTGCTCCAGAGCGGATTTGCTTGGAGTCTTGGGAGTAATTATACGTGATTGAATCGGTAATCACGCCAGTCTCGAAAGTAAGACCGAAGGTTGAACCAGTTCCGAATTGAGTCGCCATGACCTTGCGGCCATGTCAAATCAGGCGGTTCTCGTCACTAGGCATTCCGCCGAAAACTTGCATTCAAGTGTCACCTCATCCCATGTCGATTCCGCACCGCCGTAATTCCAGAAATCAATGCGGATTTCGTCGTTGCAGTTTGCTTTGATAAAGCTCGGATCGTTGAGAATCGTTTCGATTTGGTCCTGCCACGATTCCGGGTCATTTCCGTCCTCATCGCCCGCGTGGGCCCGCAGCGTCACTTGCACCTGGCATCTGAGCACGTTGACGAGCGCAACCGAATGCGGCTCCGCAGACTCGATGGAAACCGCAAGTGTCGGCAGTTCGATTTCCGCCCGCTGTGTGGCGTTTACCACGGAAACGGATTCGTCCGGCTTGTTTGCGGTCAGGTAGGTGACCAAGTTGTTGATTAGCTTTTGCGTGGTCATTTCGGAAGTTTCTTGAGTTCGTTTTTGATGATGTATTCCAGCCGCTTGTATCCGTTTTTAAGACCGCCAGCCAAAGCGGATGAAACCTGCCTATCAGTTTGTAGCGGGCGAATGTATGGTGTTTCGTTGGTCAAGACCGCCTCGGCTTTGAGCCCTTTCCCAGCCATGTTCGACTTTGCGTATCCTCCAGAAACGTCCTCACGAATCCACTTTGCAATGCCCGTGATTTTGCCGACGCCCATAGCTTCACCCGCCGCAATCCAAGCGGCCTTTGCCCTTCCCGCTTTCTTGATTTGCTTTCGCTTGTAAGCCTCTTTCTGGCCTACTGAAATCAAGTTAAGCCACTTCTTGCCCTTCTCTTTACGAAACTGCCTTTTCGGCACTACCCCGCGTGCATTACGGGCATTCTGGTGAGCTTTAGCCATGTCGTTCGTGGCCGGGAAAGCCCCCATGTTTGTGCCATACCATGCTTGGTCGATTTGGATTCCAATCGACTTCATGAACTTCGCACCTTTCGCCTCGGTTAGTCCGTAGGGTTGAACGGTTGCAGCTAGTCTCCTCGCCGATGATTTGGAAATTTCCCGGACGCCTTCTTCGACTCCTTTTCCGGTCAGTCTGGAAAACTCCTTTAGTGTCGCCTCCATTTGGCGCTTGCTGGCTTTGTCTAATTCGACCTTGACCATCAGCGTGATTCGTTCGGGTCAGCCAGCGTGAAATGGATGGCGACAGTTCCAACGGAAACCTCTGCCACGCGATAAGCAACACCGCCAACCGTGCAGCGCAATTGGAGCATTGCGCGGGGATTGGTGACTGCGCTTGGTTGAGCAATGACAGTTGCTTGTATGTCGCTTTCCAGACCGCCTAGAGCGCCTTCGTAGGACTTTCGGGTCGAGTCCTCCACCACAAGGAACGTCTGGCCATTGCAGACCATTGTTGACTGACCGAATTGGCTATCAACTTGCGCGTGTCCTGAGTTCAGAAAATCATCGACGAGTCCCATGCAAAAGGCGCGGTGTCAATAACGGAAAAACCGCCGCCCCGTGAAGGGCGACGGCTTCCGAATCCAAACAATGAAACAATATCAGCCCAAGAGAGTAGCGACAAGCTCCGGCTTCCAGACTTTCGCCTGATAGTAGCAAACAAGCTCCATCAGGTTCATGCCGTAGCCTTTATACAGAGCAACCTCGAAAACAAGACCGGAGTTCGGATCGAAAACAGTCATGCGGTCGGTAGCGATGTCGCCGCCGTCTGGCATTGCAGGAGGACGGACGACAAGCTCGATTGCGGAGCGGTGGAAAAGCAGGTTGGCGGTGTAGCTGTCACCGATGGTAATTGCCTTGTTGTCAGCAATCGCTCCGCGTGTTCCTGGGTTTTGGATAACCAAGTTGCCAGATGTTGCGGTGAGTCCGGTTTTGACTACGTATTTCGCAGCGGATGGATCATCGGCAACCGTGATAATGTCGCCAGCTTTGAAGCCAGTTGTGTTGACGGTTCCGGTGTCCACAACGAGCGTGGTGGTTCCGGTGGTGGCCAGTGCGCCGTTGATGAGGTAGCTTGCGCCGGCGCCCTTGGTGTGGCTTGCAATGCCTGCCGATTGCTTGATAGCGACTCCATCGATGTCGAGAAGAACGCCATTGCGCAAGGTGTCGGCGGTTCCAGCCTCGTTGACCTTGTAGATATGCGACAAGGTTTTCAGGTTGGTTGCGGCTCCGGTGGAAATCACGAGAGTGCGCTGATTGTCCTGCGGTGCGCCGTTGTCCGTAATGATTTGGTTGGCTTGCGGGATGAGCGCGTGAGACGATGAAAATGGAGTGGTGCCAGCGGTTCCGACTGCGCGGGACGATGACACATAGGCAACGCTTCCAACGTGAGCTTCGATGGCATTGACAATCTTGCGAATGCCTTGCGCCAAGACGTTGTTCACGAAGTTTTGACGGCCAACGGTGTTGTCCAATTGACGGACGGTTTCGCCCTTCAGAGGGATGTTGATGCGTGCGACTTGGCCAACGGTCATTTCTTCCACGGTGGAAGTCATGTCGTCACCAGCCGGAACGGTCATCGCCGGGGTGTGGTCGGTGTTGAGGGTTGGTTGTCCCGCAACGAAGCTTTTAACGGTTCCATTGATGGAAACGCCTTCGCTTCCAGCGTTGACGAGGACAGACGATGCAAAGCCTACTGGCTCGCGGAGGACAATATCACGGGCCTCATAAATAAGTTCCGTGAATCCGGTGAGAGTTTGGGTATTAGCCATGGTGGTAGTTTGTTAGATGAGAGTTGATTATTCTTTGAGTTTTCCGCCAGCGGCGATGAATTTGCCGCGTTCGAAATGGTCAAGAGCGTTGAATTGTTCGCGGGTTACGGTCTTTTGCGTCTTGTCCTCGCCAGTTTCACCGGAAAGGTCGAGAGCGGATGGATGACCAGTTGCTGCGAGAAGTTCGGCGGCTTGGAGGCTGACCGTTTCGCTTGTCACGACGGTCTTGGCCTCAAGCTCCGTGATCTTCGCATCCTTTTCGGAAAGTGAAAGTTGCGCTTGGTTTAGTTGACTTCCCAAATCAGCGATTGATTCGGTAAAAGTTCCAATACTTGCCACATGTTCCGCGATGGTTTGATCCTTTGCGGAAATCTCGGCGGCGTGGGCTTCGATGGCGGAATCCTTGATGAGCGCATCGGCTTCAAGTTCCGAAATGCGGGATTCCAGTGATGCGATTTTCTCGCGGGCGGCTTTGTCGGTGAAGATCATGGTGCGTCTTTCTGTTTTTGGGGTTGTGTCAAATCAGGTTGGCAATGAGGTTGAGTCTTGCTTCCTCTCGGGTGCCGATTCCGTCGATCAATCCAAGCGAAATGGCTTTTTCTCCGTGATACCATCCTGCGCGGAAAACCTCTGCGGAAATGTTCGGCCTGCCCATTTCGACATGTTGCCGAAATTCCTCGCCCGCTTCGTTGATCGACTCTTGAAGGAATGCTAGTTGCGTTTCGTCCGGCTCAAGGTGGAATGTGGATTTAAGGTCCGCGCCTTCGTTGGTAAGTGCCTTAAATTCGATTCCGTTCTGTTTCCAGAATTCGGTGCAGTCCTCCCATGCCAGAATCGTTCCAATGTTGCCGACCTCTGCCGATTGCGTGGCATAAATGGCCTTTGTTCCGGCTGTCAGTTTGTAGGCTGCCGAGCATGCCATCCCTTCGCAATGGGAAGCTGTGAGAACCCCGAGATTTTGGATGTGCTTTGCAGCTTCGACATTGCCCGCGACAGTTCCACCGGGGGAATTGACATGGAAGAGGATGGCTTTTGCGCCAGCCTCAACAAGAGCGTTGGTTTCGCCAATGATTGTGCCGTATGTTGTGGCAAGTCCGAGCTTTTCATAGATTTTTGGAGATGAGTTCAGAAGTGCTCCGCGAATGTCCACATGACCGATTCCATCTTGGTCGATCCCTGCCGCGTTGCGCATGGGGTAGAAATCCGACAAGTCGAATTCCGACTTTTTCTCTGGAATCTCAAGAGCGGCAAGGGCGAATTCGGAAACCAAATCGGGACGAATCATCCACGCTTGCGACTTGATACTAGCAAGCATTCGGAGTTGGGAAATGGTTGGTGTCATCATTGGTTTGATTGATTCTGTTGCGCCGATTCCGGCTGTTCGTTGGGTGTCATCATCGCCATGTCTCGGTCTTCGATTTCCACGCCGTATTTTTCGGATGCGCGTTTTGCCGCCAGCTTCCGCATGGCGATTTCCTCGGCTCGTTCATTGTAATGTTCGCCGAGGTCTTTGCCCATCATGCCAACAATGTCCCGCATGTTGCGCGCGCCAATCTTCCACATGGATTCCAGCTCCTTAGCAACGCGGCCATCGTCAATGGTGAGCTTGCTTGGCGTGGTAAATTCCCACTTCCACCAGTCGGAGGATTTTGGAAGCGCCCCAGTTTTTTGAGCCTTGGCGACGGCATAGCCGACAACTCGGCGGGCGAAATAGAAAAGAATATCCTGACGATCCTCGACCGCTCGTTGTGCCTTGCCAAGTTCGGACCTTTCGGCGGTGCCTTGTCCGGTTGCTTTCCAGACCATGGAATAAGGCCAGTTGATGCCGGCCAGTGATGAGCGAATGATGCGGTCATGGAACGATTCCCATGCCTCGCCGGGTCGATCTGATTTGATTGTCTCGATTTTGGATCCGGTTCCGGCTTTGAAATAGCGAACGCTGCCGCCGTCGAGTCTTTCGACTGTCATGCGCTCGGTGGTCACGCCGTCTCCGGTTAGGACTACCCCCGGATCGTCCATGTCAGCCCCGCCATTCTCGTTGGTTTCGATCAGGCCGATGGATGACAACATCATCTGCGCCATCCGCTCCCATTCGTGGCTTTGGAGCATGTCACGAAGGTCATTCAGCGCATGGGTAAACGCCGGAAGTCCGCGCCCCTGCTCTTGCCAGCTTGGATCGTAAAGATGGATGATGTCCTGGGCGGGAATCCACTTGGAAAACCTGCCGTCCTCGTCAAGAAATGAGTATTTGACCGGAGCACCGTCTGGGGAATAGACGATTCCGTCCCGCATCTTGTTGCCGTCTTGGTCACGCTCGTTTTCATAAACGGAAGAACCAATTCGATGCGATGGGATGTGCTGAATCCGTGGAAATCCAGTTGCCGTTTGTGTCAAAAGCACAAAAGCCTCGCCGTCGCGGTCGATTGCTGTGGAAAGCAGATAGAGCGTCGTCTTGAAATCGTGCATTCCGCCGCGAACATCGGCCATCCCATACCACGTATTCGCCAGCCATGACCTCGCAACGTCTCCGAAAGCCGTATCTTCGCCCGTGAACTTCGGATTCCATGCCCGACCTACGGAATACATGGCTTTTTGCTCGATGGCTCCGCGTGCTGGTCCAAGGTTGAGAAACAATTTGCGGGATGCGGATAGCAAAACCTTGCGATCCATCGCCGGAACTAGCTTGCCAATGTCCCGCAGTTCTACGGTTTCATAGGGACGCTGGTTTGTGAATTGTTCCGCCCCCCTCGCCGCTTTGCGAAAGTAGGTGTATGGGTTTCCGTAAGCGTCAACGATGGCCATCACTGCGGCCACGGTGTCAAACGGTCACTGGAAGCTAGCCGTGGTCCGGTTTGTCCGTGGCACGTAGCCTAGAGATACCCAATCAAGCGCCCATCCCATCGCCATCATTGAATCGGCCACTGATAGGCCGACGCTTTTTGCCATGGTCACGGCATTCTTCGTCGCGCTCGTCACTGAATCCAGCCCGCCCGGTTCGATAGAGCGAAGCATCAGCGCGTCGTGGTTTTCTTTCAGTTTTGCTCGAAAGGTCGCGCTTGTAAGAGCGTGTTTTGCCCATGTTCTTGCGATCTGTTGCGGGTTGCCTGCCATCGTATGGCGGGCGGTGTCAAACGCAAAAACCCCGCTCGGAATGAACCGGGCGGGGTTGTGTTGTGTTGAGTCGTGCGGTGCTGTGTCGTGCGGTGCTGTGGTGTGCCGCGTGGTGGCGGAAAATCTATTTCGAGAAAAGCGACTCAATCTTGCCAATCTTCATTTCGCCGTTGTTAACCCTAGCGTGTTGCTCGATCAGGTTGTGGGCGCGTTTGCCGGAAGAATCGCCGAACAATCCAAGGACTGTCTTAGTGGTGACGAGTTGAACCTTTCTTTCCGGCGTTAGATTGGCCATGTCTGCGCAGTTGAGCTTGTCCACACCCTTCTTGGCGATGCGGCGGGCACGCTTCACGGCGGATGCGCCTTCGTCTGGAATCTCATCGTCCGAAAGCCGCTTGATTCCAACGCCCATGATCGTGCCAAAGACCATCCGATGCGGAGGTTTTAGCATTTGGCGCTTTGCGGTTTGCAATACGGTATTGCGGGTTTGAACGTCGCATTTCGCGGCGGCGTTAAGTTCGGCATAGGTAAAAACCTGCCCGATGGTTGCGGATTCCAAGAACTTTGCGAGTTCCTGAGCTTCGACGGATGCGCGTCCGATTGTGGGCGCTGGGTCAATTTCTGTTTTCATTGGTTTGGAATGGTTTTTGCGTTGCGTTGCGTTGAGTGGTGGTGTGTGGTGTCGTGGAGTGAGGAGTTGTGATGTAACGAAAATTATCTATCAGCAATCCTCCCATTGGAGGTCATCGC